TGCTGACGAAGGCGACATGACTGCGGTTGAAGCATCAGTTGACTCACTTGAGACAGCAGTCAGCGCAATCGAAGAAGCATCCGGTGCACTCACAGCCGTTACCGGAATCGCAAATGACAACCTTACACTCGGTAGGTCCGATCAGCAAGATATGCTTGACTTCTCTACTGACGACAGAATCAACTTCAAGGTCGACAATATTGAGCGATTTGCAATCACAAACAACAACAGAGTCCAAATTGGTTCCACTGCTGCTCCTGCTGGTTCTACAATTCCAGCACTTATCATTGGTAAGAACAACGGCTCTGTTCAAGGTACTGCCCTCTTCGCGAAAGCAAGCACCAATAAGTTCAGAGTTGACTCCGAAGGCTCCAAGGGTCAACCAGGTGTCATCGTTGCTTCTGGTGACGGCGCAGAATACGCTGGCATCCAAGCACACTCCTTGTACCTTGAGAGCACAGGAACGACTGTTCTTTATGCCAAGGGCGGCATCCACACAAGCGGTTCCATATCAATCGACGGTAACATCCTTAATACTGACTATTCAAATGTTAGTGGAACTGTTGCTGATAATGCTACAGCAATCAGCCAAATTGGATCAGACCTTACAACACTTAGCGGTTCTGTTTCGACAAATGCTTCTAACATTTCTTCGAACAGCACAACAATCGCTTCCAATGAGGGCATCATCGGCGATATTCGTGATGCAGTCAACGCCGCAGCCAATGGCGATGACTTGTTGACAAGACTTCAAGCAATCTCTTGGCCAACCTAAGATAAACGGCTAAGATAATAGCAGCCTCCCCTGGACACCTCCAGGGGGGGTTTCTTATTTATGAGACTATTTACTGCCAAGGAGGTCTATAAAATGACTGAACACATTAGAAAGGCAACAGAGAAGGCAACCGCAGTAACAATGGCTGCTGTCGATAGAACACTTGAAAAGGTTATCTCTCGCAAGCTTACAGTTTGGATTGTCGCAACACTTCTTATGTTTAATGCGAACATTGAGTCCGAGCATTGGCTATACCTCAGTGCTCTTTACATCGGTGGTCAATCTGTTATTGATGCTATCGTCAAACTTAAGAACGGATAATGATTAATATTGATTTTGCCAGCTTAGCAAAAACAATTGGCGCATTCCTTACCAAAAACTGGCAAGGGGTGTGTCTCGTTATTGCTTTGGCTTTCATTCTTTTGACGAGAAACGATTATGCTTCTCTCAAAAAGAGTATGGATGCGATGTCTGAAAGCTATGAAGAGCAAATCCAGAAACTCCAAGAGATTCACATAGAAGAGTTGAGAAGAAAAGAAGAAGCAATCTTGAACTATCAAAAAGAAATCGAAGATTTAAACAAGAAATACACTGAAGCCAGCGAAGAGTTGGAGAAAAGCAAAGAAGAAAAGAAAGAAGAGTTCAAAAATGACTTCAAAAACAAACCAAGCAAGATTATTGATGAACTTGAACAAAGATTTGGAATAAAATATGTTGACTAATCTATTAAAGTGTGCTATATTCTTATTGTTGTCGGTAACTTCTTTTGCTGACGATGGCAAATTTACTTTTGTTGAGAGAGGAAACATCTGCCCGTTCGATGGAATACTTTTAAACGAAGATGCTGTTGCTGAAATCTTGGCAAACGACGAGTTTTTGAAGCAGAAATGCGAACTTGACAAAAAGTTTGAACTCAATAAGCAAGAAACAGAGTTTAAGTTGAAAATCGAACAACTCCAGATTACATTCGACGCTCAAAAAGAAAGAGATAAAGCCATTATTGAGGCAAAGACAAAAGAAATCGAGAAACTAAACGATATTATTAAGAAAAAGCCAGGAAGAAACGCTGTTGCTTGGGCAATCATTGGAGGATTCGCAGCAGGAACAGTAGGAACAATTAGTATAGTCTATGCAGTAAACCAGGTGAGTCAATGAAGAAAGATTTAAATGAAATTGCTAAATACGAAATCGCCATTTCAAAGAAATATGGTAAAGAAGCAATAAAGCACCCCAAAGCAGATTGGGACGACGAAAAAGAGAGAGAATATCAAAAACAAATCAAAGATTTATACCAAAAAGAGCTTCGTCAAGCAGAGCGAGACGAAAAGGTAGAAATTGATGGTGTTTTAGTATCAAAAAAACTAATTAATAAGGACGACAATAGGGTTTGTCCTACATGTCACACTTATTCGTTCAGTTTACGTGATGATGTGTATATGACAAAGTTTGATTGTTGCTTTAAATGCTACATTCAGTGGGTTGAAGGTCGAGAAGAACGGTGGAAAACCGGATGGAGACCAGGAGATAAATAAATGGCTACAACACTAGAAATCATTCAAGGAATTTCACAAGCGGCAGCAAATGCTTACGATGGTGCTCACGATGAGCGCTTTGTCGACGGCGAACCAAAGAAGATTGGTTTGGCTAGAGAAGAAGGCTGCCCAATCATTGACTCAAGAGTCTCCGATGGCTTCGGTGTTAAGCTTATCGGCAACATGCTTCAGATCAACTACGAAGCAAACGTTCGCCTCAAGGATGTTTACGCAGGAAAGTTTGAAGAAGAATGCGAGTTAAAGCTCCAACAAATCGCAAACTTCCTCACAAAAGAATACAGAGCAATCACAGGCAGTGCCCTTACCCTAACACCAGAAGGTGAATGCACCTGTATTGTCCAGAACACAAGTCGTGTTAGAACATTTGTTATGGCTCACAGACTTTTCAAGGTTGCTCAGTTGACACAAGTCGACACACTTGGAGAAGCAGTCACTAATCCAATGGATGTTAATTTTCAGAAGTTCTTGAAAGAGGGCTCATTCGAATAAGAAGGAAGAATGTCTTATAAGCTATCCAAAAAAGAGATAGTAAAAGAAATCGTCAAATGCGGCAAAGACCCGGTTTACTTTACAAACAACTATGCGAGAATTTCGCATCCTATTAAGGGACTAATTCCCTTTAAGACCTATCCGTATCAAGCGGACTTGCTGCAAGATTTCAACGATTATCGATTTACAGTTATCCTAAAAGCACGTCAGCTTGGTATTTCTACAATTGCCGCAGCCTATATTGTTTGGCTGATGCTTTTCTATCGAGATAAGAATATCTTGGTTATGGCTACGAAGTTTGCAACCGCAGCAAACTTGGTCAAGAAGGTTAAGGCTATTATGAAAAACCTTCCAGAATGGCTCGTATTAGCCGAGATATCAATTGACAACCGTGCATCGTTTGAACTCTCAAACGGCTCTCAAATCAAGGCTGCGAGCACTTCAGGGGATGCTGGACGTTCGGAAGCCCTTTCCCTTCTGGTGCTTGACGAGGCTGCCCACATTGACAACCTTGAAGAGTTGTGGGCCGGTCTTTATCCTACAATCTCTACCGGTGGTCGCTGTATTGCCCTGAGCACACCAAACGGTGTTGGTAACTGGTTTCACAAAACTTATGTTGAAGCAGAAGAGTCAGCAAACGACTTTCACCCAGTAATCCTTCCATGGAACATTCACCCAGAACGAGACCAAGAATGGTTCGAACGAGAAACCAGAAACATGTCTCGAAGAGAGATTGCCCAAGAGCTTCAGTGCAACTTCAATACTTCTGGAGATAGTGTTATTCACCCAGAAGACATCACCTATCTTGAAGAGCAAGTTTCAGAACCGAAATATAGAACTGGATTTGATAGAAACCTTTGGATTTGGGAGCAATACAATAATGAGAACACTTACTTACTTATTGCTGATGTGGCGAGAGGTGACGGTGCAGACTTTTCTGTTTTCCATGTTGTAAAATTAGAAACAATGGAAGTGGTCGCCGAATACCAAGGCAAACCCAGCTTGGATTTATATGCCGATATTCTTAACTCAACTGGAAAAGAGTTTGGAAACTGCTTGCTCGTCGTTGAGAACATCGGCATTGGTATCTCGGTTTTGGAGAAGTTGATAGACCTTGGATATCCAAACATTTATTATTCCATCAAGTCAACTCATGAGTTTGTTGAAAGCCACCAAGGTGAAAACCATGCCCATGCCGTCCCTGGATTCACAACCTCGTCAAAGACAAGACCATTGATTGTCGCAAAACTAGAAGAATTCATCAGAAACAAACTAATTAAGATAAACTCTGTGCGTTTTACTAACGAACTGAGAACTTTCATTTGGAAAAACGGCAAGCCTCAAGCAATGAGGGGCTATAACGATGACCTAATCATGGCTCTAGCCATCGGATGTTGGGTCAGAGATACGGCACTCACTGTTAATTCGAGGGAACAAGAATATAAGAAAGCTTGCTTGACATCTATGGTTAAAGTGAATACAAAGATTAATACTACAATACCCGGACAACAAGGGTATAAAAAAAGCGAAGCATTAGAAGAAAAAATGTTCAAACAACAAGAGGAATATAAAAAATACTCTTGGCTAATCAAAGGATAAATAATGGCAGACAATACAAAGAATCCAAACAATCCTCAGTCTGAGTTGTTTCGTCGTTTAACGAGACTTTTCTCCGGACCAATCACAAACTGGAGAACCCAAACAAATAGAAAAATTAGAAGAATTGAGCTTGATAAATATGCAACAGAGTTCAGATCTGCTTCTGGTCAACAATTTAAAAAGGCCGCCTATAGTCCATTTGATGTCATGCAAAGTAAAATCATGGCAAATCAAAATAGATCAGAAAGATATATTGACTATGACCAAATGGAATACATGCCAGAGATTGCTTCTGCTCTTGACATCTATGCAGACGAAATGACAACCCACTCTTCTCTGAGCCCGATGCTTCGTATTGATTGTCCTAATGAGGAAATTAGAGCAGTCCTTCATTCTCTCTATATTAATGTCTTAAATCTTGAGCATAATCTTTTCGGGTGGTCTCGTTCTATGGTCAAGAACGGAGACTTTGTTCTTTATTTGGATATCGATGATAGACTCGGTGTCAAGTCTGTTATTCCTATTCCTCTTCGAGAAGTTGAAAGGCTCGAAGGTGAAGACCCTTCAAATCCAAATTATGTCCAGTACCAGTGGAACTCTGCTGGGATGACTTTTGAAAACTGGCAAATTGCTCACTTTAGGATCCTTGGAAACGATAAATATGCTCCATATGGAACTTCTGTTCTCGATCCTGCTCGCAGAATCTGGAGACAGTTGGTTCTTATGGAAGATGCAATGATGGCTTATCGTATCGTCCGTTCTTCCGAAAGACGAGTTTTCTATATTGATGTTGGCTCCATCGCTCCGCAGGATGTTGAGCAATTCGTTCAAAAAACAATTACATCGATGAAGCGCAATCAGGTTGTTGATGCTAATACTGGTCGCGTCGACCTTCGCTATAATCCACTTAATGTTGAAGAGGATTACTTCATCCCAGTTCGCGGCGGAGAATCTTCAAGGATTGATACACTTGCTGGCGGTCAGTTCACTGGCGATATCGACGATGTGAAATACCTTAGAGACAAGATGTTCTCGGCTTTGAAGATTCCATCTGCTTATCTATCAAGTGACTCCGAAGCACAAGAAGATAAAACAACTTTGGCTCAAAAGGATGTTCGCTTTGCAAGAACAATTCAAAGACTTCAGCGTTCTGTTATCACTGAATTGGAAAAGATTGGCATTGTTCACTTGTATACTCTCGGTTTCCGTGGAGATGACTTGGTTAGCTTCAAGCTCAAGCTCAATAATCCATCCAAGATTGCTGAACTTCAAGACCTCGAAGAATGGAAAACTAAGTTTGAAATCGCAAGTGGTGCAACAGAGAACTTCTTCTCCCGCCGCTGGATTTCCAAGAACATTTTTAACCTCTCAGAAGAAGAGTTTGTTCGAAATCAAAGAGAAATGTTCCACGACCGAACATTTGAGGCAGAACTCGGCGCTGTTGCCGAAGCAGCTACAGCAGAATTTAATGCGGCAGCCGGCGGCTCTGCTGGCGGCGAAGACGAACTCGGCGACCTCGGAGGAGGCGACGAGGGCGGTGGAGATTTGGATCTAGGAGGGGAAGATTTAGGCGGTGGAGATGCTGGCGACGACCTGGATCTTGGAACAGGAGATGCGGGAGAAGCAGGGGGAGCAGATGA